ATGAACAGTATTATAACGCATTAATTCGTATTAAAGAATTAAATGAAGAAGTCACAGAATTAAAAAACAAAGTAAAAACTTTAGAAAATGCCAACTTACATAATAACTAATACAGAAACAAATCAATCATTTGAAAAGTTTTGTACTTGGAATGAGCTTGAGACTTTTTTAAATGAAAATCCTAACTTCAAAAAAGAATTGTCTGCACCAAATTTTGTTTCTGGTATTGAGGGTAAAACTCTTAAAGTAGATGGTGGATTTAAAGAAAATATGCAACGTATAGCTGAGGCTCACCCTAACTCAGCCATGGCAGAAAAATATGGTAATAATAGATCAAATAAATCTCAAAGAACCTTTGATGCTGTAAAAAAACACACAAGCTTGGGTCAGGCACATAATCTACCAGAGATAGCAAAAGAATATAAGGATGGCCAATCGGTTAAATAACTGTATAAATACAAATGTATGAACTTCAATTTATTGACGTAGTGCCTTTATATAGGCCGACTTTAAAGAGTTTATACAGAGGTGGTTGGTGGTTGCTACGAATTATCATCATCCACCTCACTTATATTAGGAAAGTGAAAGTATGTCTAAGAAAAGAGAAATAGGATTTTCAAATCTAACAAAAATTAAGCCAGTAACTGATAATCAAAAAACTGTTTTTGAAACTTGGAAACAGAATAAAAACCAATTTTTATTTGGTTGTGCAGGAACTGGAAAAACTTTTATATCATTATATCTTGCACTTCAAGATGTTCTTAATAATGAAAAGCCACAAGATAAAGTTGTTGTAGTTCGTTCTCTCATCCCAACAAGAGAAATAGGTTTTTTGCCGGGTGATGAAGAAGATAAGGCAGCACTCTACCAAGTTCCATATTCAAACATGATGCAATTTATGTTTGAACAACCAAATGAACAAGCATTTAGCATGTTATATGATAGATTAAAAGCACAAGGTAGTTTTTACTTTCTTTCTACATCATTCTTGAGAGGCCTAACATTTGATAACTCTATTATTATTGTAGATGAATGTCAAAATTTAAACTTTCACGAATTAGACACAATTATCACAAGAGTAGGACAAGATTCAAGAATTGTTTTTTGTGGTGATTTTGCACAAACTGATTTGACAAGAACTACAGAAAAAAATGGTCTGATGGACTTTTTACAAATTCTTCAAGAAATGGAAGAATTTAATTGTGTCGAATTTGACATTGGCGATATAGTTCGTTCTGGTTTCGTAAGAAACTACTTAATACAAAAAACTAAACTAGGAATGGGGATAGAATAATGGCATTTAATCTTTCAAATAGATCAAGAAGAAAACTAGAGGGTGTACACCCAGATATGGTTGCAGTTGTTGAAACTGCAATAACTCTTACTAAAGTTGACTTCGGCGTTACATATGGAGTGCGCACTGTTGAAGAACAAGAAAAGCTTGTGGCTTCTGGTAGGTCACAAACAATGAAAAGCAAACACTTAATTCAAGATAGTGGATACTCACACGCTGTTGATGTTGTAGCCTATGATGGATCAGACGTTGTTTGGGAAATAAATGTTTATGATGATATATGTGATGCTTTTAAAAAAGCAGCAGAGATGCATGGAGTTTCAATAAAATGGGGTGCTGCATGGTCTGAAGGTGATATTAGATCATATCGAGGTACTGCAGAAGATGCTATGAATGCCTATATAGATTTAAGAAGAAGCCAAGGTCGAAGACCATTTATTGATGGCCCGCACTTTGAGCTTATGTGATAGGATAAAAAATGAAAACTTTTAATCATGAGCCTGTGAATTTACCAAATATAAAAGCAAGAAATCAAGATGGTAGTAGAGTCTATGAGACTCCAGATGGTAACTTTTATCCATCAATTACAACTGTTCTTTCTGTAAGAAATAAAAAAGGCTTACATGAATGGAGAAAGAGAGTTGGTGACGATGTGGCAAACTATGTTGCTAGAACATCAGCTGCCAGAGGTACTGCTGTTCATCATATGTGTGAAGATTATTTAAATAATGAAGATATGTCAGAGCATGAGAAAAAATTTCTTCCATATTGTTTATTTGGTCAACTACAAAAAAAAGTTTTACACAAGATAGATAATATTCGTGCACAAGAATGTGGACTCTATTCTAATAAATATAAAGTTGCAGGTAGAGTAGATTGTATCGCAGAATATGATGGCAAACTTTCTATCATAGATTTTAAAACTTCTTCTAAAGAAAGAAATGATGAGTGGAATGAAAATTATTATATTCAAGCATCTGCTTATGCAGAAATGTTTGAAGAACGAACTGGCGTAGAGATTAATCAAATTTGTATACTAGTTGTCACAGAGGATGGAGCAGTACAAGAATTTGTAAAAGATAAAAAAGAATATGTTCCATTAATTGAACAGACAGTTTTAGATTGGGAAATGAAAAATGAAAAAGTTCAAAATGTCAGTAGTGATTTTATCGGGGCTCCTATTTAATAGTAGTCCAGTTGTAGCACAAGCTCCACTAAAAGAATATTTTACTAATAAACCAGTTATATGTGGGCCGGTAGATAAAATTATAGATACTTCAAAAAATCTTGGGGAAGACCCTTTGTTATCTGCAGATGGATTAACTTTGTTAGATAACAAAACACTATCAACAACTCCATCAAAGTATGTTTTTGGATTTAATCAAAAAACTGGAACTTGGACTTTGATTGAACTTTTACCAGATGGTGTTCAAGCTTGTGTTTTAGGTAAAGGTAAAAGAATTAGAATATACACTAAAGAAAGCGGAATTAATTTATAATAAGCCCTTGACATACAAGAAAAAATATGTTATAAATAACTCATAGTTTGTTGATACAATTCGACAATTGGACAGGACTTGGGGGCAGTACCCAACGCCTCCACCAAAATGAGATTAAATTAGTCTTTTTTTGATGGGGGCGAACTAGGATCGACTGACAAGGATAGAGGCGAGTAGAACTATCGGATGACTGCGTTATTAGTCAAAACTACTAAATGCAAACGATAACTTTGCACCTGTAGATTACGCACTAGCTGCTTAATCGTACTGAGTTCGGTGGGTACTTGGAAACAGAAACCCACCACCAGTTTCAGAGTTTGGCGACGGCCAAAATCGTGTTGTGCAAGGAAGAGCTTCTCACCAAGAGTTGCGAACTTGACTAGTTAGAGGTGGTACTCAGGCATGGTAGTGGAAACACGCTGTGTCACATCAATCTACCGATTGGAACTAGGTTCTGGGAATAAACAAGAATGGTATCTTGGTTTCTCAGTTGTAGGTGTACCCAAGTCCTACCAACACAAAATAATGGCGCACGTGGTACAGCCATCAATGTCGTAAAATACCACAAAAGGGTCACTACTTAATAAGTGCGTGTGGAGCCATGGTTAGCTCCACATTTTAAAAATGAGGAATTTGAATGTCAGAAACAAAATCTCAATTTGCACCATTATTTGCCAATGCATTTGGTTTTAATAATTTTGGTGAATCTAGTCGTGAATTAAATAAACAATTAATAGAGGACATAGAAAAAGAGAGAAGTGACAATGATGGGAAAAATAAAACTTTTAGAAAAAATCCATGTGGTTGGCAATCAGTTGCAGGTATAGAAAATAAATATGAAAGTTTTCAAAAACTTGGTGAAAAGATAATAAAAGCTTTTATTCCAATAGTACATAGTAGTGGAATCCATCCAGAAGAATACAAAAAATTTGTTTTAGGTCAGTTTTGGGCAAATGTTATATTTGCAGCTGGTGGTTTTTCAAATCCTCACATACATGGTAATGGAAACACCACTTGGACAGGTGTTTATTATCCAAAAGGTTTAGAAGAAATTGATGACCTAGACGATTTTGATTCAAAAAAATATTTTCAATATACTGTTAATAAAACTCCTGGCTCACTAGTTTTAAAAGACCCATCTGGAACTGCTAAAAGACAAGTAAAATCTGGTTTAAGAGATCAAAGATATTATTCTACTAATTTTAGTGTAATTCCAAGAGAGTCATTACTAATTCTTTTTCCTGCCTATATGGAGCATTATGTAACACCAACAATAGATGACTCAAAGAGATATAGTATATCTTTTGCGTTTCATAGAATGATACCCCATTTGGGATGACCCAAATACAGCAATAGGATTATTAGTATGCAAGAACCAACATTTGAAGTAAAGAGTACTTTACAAACACCAAAAAAGTTTTCACTAGAAATAGAAAATATAGTTAAAGAAAAACGTATCTCTCACATGGATGCAGTAATTGATTATTGTTATCAAAATGATATAGAACCAGATACAGTAGGTAGACTTATAACTAAAAGTCTTAAAGAAAAAATTGAAGCAAATGCAAGGGAATTAAATTATTTAGAAAAACAAGCAAAATTGCCAATTTAATACTTGACATTAAGCTTAAATTAATGTAGTATGGAACTTATATTTTAACAAACTTTGGAGTGGATATGGAAATGCCAGATAAATTAGTTATTGAACAACTTAAGGCTCAAGTCAAAGGGTTGCAATATGACTGTGCAGAATTACAAAAAAAGAATGATGAACTCTCAGAAAGATGTAAGAAGCTTGCATCTCGTCAACCAGAGTGGCCTAAAGGATATCGTCCTACAAGAAGAAAGTTCCATGAACGTAAAACTCATTGACCACATGGGTAGCGATTTATCTGTGGTAAACGCTGCCCGTGTTTCATTTTCTAAAGAATCAAAACTAGAGTGGAGAGAGAGATCAAATTCTCCAACTATGTTTGAACAAGTATTAAATGATAAAGATAAAAAGTTAATTAAATATCTTGCAGAACATAATCATTGGAGTCCTTTTGGTCATGCATCTGTACAACTTCATATTAAGGCTCCTATATTTGTTGCAAGACAATTAGTTAAACATCAAGTTGGTTTAGTATGGAATGAAGTATCACGAAGATATGTAGACGATGAACCAGAATTTTATATTCCAGATGTTTGGCGTAAGAAACCAGAGGGTAGTATTAAACAAGGTTCTAGTGAAGAAACTGTAGAATATGATATAGCTGGTACAATAGAATATACAAAACAAACATACAAAAATCTTTTAAAAGCTGGTATTGCTCCAGAAATGGCTAGAATGGTTTTACCACAAAATATGTTCACAGAGTGGTATTGGAGCGGAACACTATATGCATTTGCTAGAGTTTGTGAGTTAAGATGTAAAGATGACTCACAAAGAGAAACAAGAGATATTGCATGGCAAATAGATAAATTAGTTAAAGATAAATTTCCTGTGTCGTGGGAAGCATTGAGGACAAATTGAAAACACATATAGTTTATGGAAATGGTGAGTCAAGACCTAGAGAGCCACTTAGTGGTAATTTTACATCATGGGGATGTAATGCAATATATCGTGATTTTATAGTTGACAATTTAGTTGTAATAGATTATCCTATGCAACAAGAAGTTTATGAATCAGATTATCCATTGACACACAAATGTTGGTTTTTTGATTGGGAAGTATTACCAGAGGGATTTGACCCACATTGGATGTTACAACCAATAATGAAAGATGTACCTACATATGAAACACCTAGAAGAGATAGAAAAAATTTAGTGGTTCAAGGAAAAACTAGAGAATTAGTTGAAAATAATATTTTAGAAGCAATGTCACAGAATCCAAATTTAGTTGAAAAAGATTTAAGACAGAAAATGGAAAAGGACATTGGATTATATATTACTTGGGTTGAGGAAGAGGGTAATGACCAAGTAATAGACATAGATTATCCTAGAGGGTGGTCTGCAGGAAATACCGCACTATATCTTGCTTGTCGAGAAGGTGCAGAAGAGATATATATGTTAGGGTTTGATGGAAGTGATTACAGCAAACCTATAAATAATGTATATAAGGGTAGTAAGAATTATCTGCCCGAAGATAGTCGTGGATTTAACACGATTAACTGGGATAACCAATTTAAAATGATACAAAAGGATTTTCCTAATGTTAAGTTTTATAAGGTTGGAACAGAATTAACATACGAAGAACTAAACAATATCATACGTTAACATAAGGAGGCAATAAATGTCATTAGATACGTTAAAAAGAACCAACTCACTTGATAAACTTCTAGGTGCAGTTCAACAAGAGAATGCACCACTAGAAAAAAAATCATATAAAGATGAAAGATTATGGAAGCCAGAGCTTGATAAGTCTGGTAATGGATATGCAGTAATTCGTTTTCTTCCTGCAGTTGAAGGTGAAGAAATGCCTTGGGCTAAAATTTGGAATCATGCATTTCAAGGCCCAACTGGTCAATGGTATATTGAAAACTCTCTGACTACTATTGGTCAAAAAGACCCTGTATCAGAGTTAAATACCACATATTGGAACACTGGTCTTGAATCAGACAAAGAGATTGCTCGTAAACAAAAAAGAAAACTACAATATTATTCTAACATATATGTTGTAAGTGATGCGAAACACCCAGAAAATGAGGGTAAAGTTTTCTTGTTTAGATATGGCAAAAAAATCTTTGATAAACTGATGGCAGCAATGCAACCAGAATTTGAAGATGAATCACCAATCAACCCATTTGATTTTTGGCAAGGTGCAAATTTCAAATTGAAAATTCGTAAAGTTGATGGTTATTGGAATTATGATAAATCTGAATTTGAAGCTCCATCTGCTTTATTTGATAATGATGCCCAAATTGAACAAGTTTGGAAAACAGCTTATCCACTTGCAGATTTTACTGCACCAACAAATTTTAAATCATATGAAGAGTTAAAGACTCGACTTGATACTGTTCTATCTGGAACTGTTACTGTTGGAAATGTAATGGAAGATATTGAAGAGTCAGTTACTGTTCAATCATCACCAAAAGTGGATACTAAACCTGTAGAACCTGTTGTAGTGGCAGCGGAAGAGGAAGATGATACAATGTCATACTTTGAAAAGTTGGCTAAAGAATAGGTCTGGTCAACCTGCTCAGAAGCTAAAGGCCTCACTGGCATCTGACCAAAAGACTAATGCTCCCCTTAGTGCACTAATTATGGGGGGCATTTTTTTATTGTATTGTAATTATTCCCTCTGTAAATGGGTCTGGAGTGAGTCTATTACCAAAAGAAAAAGTTTGGTCTTGTAAATTATTGGTAGTTACAACATTAGGGGCCATAACAAAACCACCACCATTAGGCCCATCTCCACTTCTTCTAGAACTTGAATTTGTGTAACTGTTTGATTTTGGAAGAGTTCCATTAGCAACAGTTCCCCCACCTTGAATTATTAATTTTTTTGCATCATCTACACTTATACCCAAATCACTGGCCAATAATCCAGCATCAATGGCAATACTTCCTGCAGTTCCTCCACCAAAAGAAAAATAACCAGCAGTTCCTAATATTCCACTTAAAACCTCTAGATAAGCTTTGTGGTACTCTCCCTCTGTTAATCTTTGTACACCGAACAACATTCCAGCTGGAATTGATATGAGTGGTAATTTTTTTAGACCACTTTTAACAATACTTTTGGTAACAGTTTCACCTGCTGTGGTAGCAATTTTTACTGAACTGGATAATTCTGATAAATATTTTGCTCTTTCTCCAGCTTTTTCTACAACAGTTCCACGACCACCAGTTGTAGGAATTGCTGGTTTAGGTTTAAAAGCAAACTCACCAGTTCCACGAAGTGCGTCTAGTTGTTTTGGAGTTAACTTAGCTGTAGGTGATGTTACAGCCTTTAAACCTAATTTGACAGCTGCTTCTGAGGCCATTCCAGATAACTTTACTGTTGCCTTGGCAGCTATATCTGCCATAGTTGTAGCAAAAGTTTTAAGTGGTGAAAATAAAGTTTTAAAAACTGATGATATTCCTTTAGCTGTATCTGAAAATAATCCTTTTGTTTTTTCAAAATCTAATAGTGATGCCATCCCAACACCAGCACCAACTAGTAAACCTACTAAGCCTCTTTTACCTAAAAATCTAAACAGGCTTCCAAATCTACCAGTAAGGCCCTGTAAACCTTTTCTAAAAACTCCAGTTTTTTTAGAGGTATTAACTTTATCCCTAAAACCTTTATTGGTATCAAGTAATGATGTACCTAAACTACCTAGATTTGTAAATAAAGCACCAAATTTTCCACTAATTGTTTTTAATATTTTTACACCTAATCCAGCAGTACCTCTTCCAACTTGGTATAATGTGCCAAAAAATAATCTTGGTGCTAGTAAAAGTGAAAATCCTGCTAACGCAGTTAAGATACCTGCAAAGTCTGCTGCTAAGTTTTTAATACCCCCAGTTAAAGTAAAATCACCATTTTCATCATAAAATCCATCTTTAAGAGATTTTATCCAATCAGTGAAAGCAGTTGATATCATACTCATTATATTTGATAAACCAGCAGTAGCACTAAATGTATATTTTCCATTTTCACCTTTTACAAAAAATCCATCAACAACTTTTTTAAGAGTGTTGAATAAAGATTGTAATGCATCACCTAAGATTGGAATATATTTGTCTAAAATATCTTGCCATAATTGACTCTGTAAAAATTTACTAACAGCTAACAAAGATGCTAAAAATGCACCTGTTTTTAAAAGACCAAATAAAGAGTCTATACCCCCTTTAACTTTAGTCATTAAACTTTCACCTATACTACCTAAACCTCTTGCAACAAAAGAATCTTTACCTAAAAATTTATTAAATGTTTCTGTTAAATAGTTTCGTTGTTCATTATTTGCCTCTTCTTGTGCAGCAGAAACTGGTTTTGGTTGATTTGCTTTTTGAGCGGCTGCTAGTTCAGCTTTTGCAATATTTTCTTGTCTAGTCCTCCAAGCTTTTTTACCAGCTTCAATTCTTAGTTCACTCTTTTCCCTATCATCTGTATTTTCATTGTTAGTTTGTGCTACGGCACGAATGGCCGCAGTGGTTCTTTTTTGTTCCTCTACTAACATTCTAAAAGTTCTGTTAACTGCGTCTTCAGCCATAAATTACTACCTGTTATCTTTTACTTGTATTGAATTAGTTCTTTTTGCTGCAAGAGCCTCTTTACCATAAAAGGCAGCAACAATGGCAGCAACTGAAACAAAATAAACTGCAGCCATATCACCTAAAATTTTTGCAGCTTGGTCTAAACCAATCCAATTGGCAATAACTACAAGTGAGGGATATAATAACATACCCCATAATGCGAACCATGCCATATATCTTTGTGCATCTTGTTTTTTATCTTCATTTTCCATATCAGACTTCATATCTTGAAGTTCAAGCATTTTTCTATCCATTTCAAGTTCCTCATCAGTTACAACACCATCGCCATCCACATCTAAATGTGCATATTCAGACCCTTTTTGTAATTTTTTTTGTGCGGCCATTTATGACTCCTTTTACATCTGTTGTCGTTTTTCTTTTTCTATTTTTTCATTTTCCTCAAGAATATATTGCTCTAATAATCCTAAGTATATTTCCCTTTCAAATGGCATCATATTTTCTAATTCTGTTAAACTATATTTATGATGTTGCATCAATGCAAAGTTAGTTTTGTAATAATTAAATAGATTATCATGTGAAAGGCTTAACCTAAAAAACTCTGGAGGCCCTCCAACATTACCTCACCTTTTTTCTTTGTTTTTGGATTTGTTACAGAAATTGAATGTCTAAGTTTTGGCATAGTATTAAAAAAATTCATCACTTGTTCAAATTGATTAGAAGTTAAAGTGTCAATAAACTCATCTAACTCTTTATCACTCATGTCAATTCTAGAATGAACTGTATCTCCATCATGTATTTCATGCACACATTTTGAAATTAGACCAAATGTTCCATCAAGCCCAGCAGATATATCTATACCTTTCATATCACCCATAACTGGATACTTCATAAGTATTTTAATTTTGTCTGTGAGTTCTACAATATTTGTATGGTCAGCAGTCATGTGAACATCAATTTCATCTAATTTAATTATTTTTTCAACATAAGTTTTTCCATCATCTGGACATAAAACTTTTATATTTGAAGTTTCTCCTACAGATTTAGACCTTAGTTGTAAAAAGATATATTCAACATCAAATATGGGAAGTTGTTTTGCATTTAGTTGACCATCAGTACACGAGTCGATGATGCTTGTAATTGTATTAGCAATTTGATCTTCATTCTCGCTCTCTTGAGCCATCATTAAAAGTTTTTGTTCTTTTACTAGGAAGGGTCTGTATTTAATTTTTCCACCAGTTGATGGAAGCTCCAAGTCATACTGTGGAGTATTCAGTTTGGGTAAAGCCATAATTTTTCATCCTTTAAAATAATTTAGTCAAAACACTTGGTATATTATTGTATATGTTTTTTGTTACTGTGTTAACAAAAATATCACCTAATGTATCTGATAATGGTTTTGGTGCATTTGGTTCATCAACAAGGGATAACCAATATCTGTATGTCCATGTTACATTAACTTTTTGTATATCACCTGCAGCTTGAGTTACTGCCATTTGGTCTACTGTTTTTGGATAACACTCAATTAGTTTTATACCGAATCTTCTATTGTCTTTTTCATCTAATTGATAAATTCGTATTTCACCAACATAATCATAATAATATCCTAAAGTAAAGTCTTGAGGACTATATGCTAATCTTTGCCATGTGTCAAAGAATTGTCTTTCTTTTTGGTCTGAGGAAAGTCTAAAAGTAGATGATATGTCACCAAATGAATAACCACTTACTATTTCTCTTTCAGGCCCAAATACGTTAGTATCTGGGGTGCTTTCTAAATTACGGCCAGGAAAGGCAAATGCCTCACACATGACACCAACTTTTTGAGTAACACCTTCACCTGTGTTTTGTTGCATAATTGGAGCAAATATATTACCACTTTGATTTTGACCACGATAACCTGTTGGTGGAGTTATAATTAATTCAAAACGATTAGTTTTTGCAAAACCATCTGGTGAATGATATTGTCCAAGAAGTTCATCTAAAAACTGAAATGCTGTTGCTTCAAAAATTGATTTTAATTGGAATGCCATTATATCATCTTCCTACTATCGCTATAAACTTCTCCAGCACTAGCCTTTTTCCATCTTGCTATCGGTAAAAGTGTTGCAACAGTAAATTCATCTGCATCAATTCTACGATATCTTGTTTTAACTCTTCCTGCCAAATATCTTTTAAGTGTTGGTTTAAGTTCTCTTATGTTTTTAAATTTACGATACTCTGCCATAATCACAGTAGTCTTGTCAAACTTTGTATTATTACTAAAATCTACAACTCTATCTAGTAATTTTAATCTCAAATTCATAGGCAGGTAATGAAAATTAATACCTAAAAATCCATCTGGATATTCTTCTAGTGGTAACACAAGAGGAAATGTGTCATAATAAGGTAAAGTGTTTCTTCCTTTTGGATCATAGAAAAACATATTGAGTCTTCCATAGTGTGGTCTTGTTGATTGTGCACCATCACGAATTAAATCCATTGCACCTGGCTTACCAAACTCTTTGATTTTATCTCTATACCATTGAGTTGATTTTGGTCTACCACCTGCGGCTTTTACTACACTTTGTATATATTTACTTACTGCCATAAGACTATTTATACTTTGGATTTAGCTGGTCTTCAGTTAAAATTTTAAATTCAAATCCATTATCAAGACAAAAATCATTTGCATATTTCCATTTTGCTTGATTTATTGTCCAGTTTTTTACATCATTAAACCATTTCCTAGTTTTACGTTTAGGATTTTCTGGTGGACTTTTACATTGATATTTTGGTTTTACTTCAATAATAAAATTTTTAATTTTACCATCTGACTGTTTAGCTTTTATAATAAAGTCTGGAAAATATCTATGAACTTTTCCATCCCATGGCGACACATATGGGATGATAACTGTTTCACTACCCCACTCTAAAATATTATCATTATTATCACAATAGACCATAAATTTCCTTTCCCATAGTGAACGATAAATCACTTGAGATGGATTTCCCTTATATTTTTTAGGGTTAGTTGGTTGATATTTACCCTTATATGCCATACACTTATCTTATAAATAGTTTAAACTTCTACTGTATAGGACTATTTATAAAATGGCTTTCAACAATTTTTTACAAGGTGTAGCTACACAAGTCATTAACACAGGGTTAAAAAAAGTAGCAGGAAACTTGCCTGGCCTTAATTTATCTTATACCCCTGGCTCTGGTATAAACTCATCTTTTGGTGGAAACTCTGCAGATACACTTCCTTTTTCACCAAGTGGTAATCTTACACATTATACCTTTCCCTTAGATGTAATGGCAGATCCTGGCTTGGGAAATCAAGGTCATTATGTTATGTTTTATATAAATGAACAACAAAATGCAAAAATAAGATTTGGTGGTAAAGGCGGGGGTACAACTATACCAACAGGAATAACCGAAAGGTCAATACCCTCATCTATTCAAAGAATAACTTCTTTGGGTAATTATGTAAAAACACCAAATACAAATGGGGTTAAAAATCAATCGAATTTAGATCAACCAACATATAATACACTACGGGCATTAGGGGTTGATCATGGTTTGGCTGTAGCTGAAACTAAAAGGAGACAGGCAAATTCAGTACCAAAACAAGCTGTGAATATTGAAAGAGCTCCAACAAAAAGAACTAGTACTGCCATTGTAATGTATATGCCTGCCTCTGTTTCAACATCATATAATGCACAATATACAGATACACAAATGGGTGCTGTAACAGCTGAGGCACTAAATGCATATGAGGCTTTTGCCGCAGGAAATATGCGTGGTGGATTAAATGAAATAAGAGCCATGTCTGGAAAAATGGCTGAGTCTATAAGTGCATTAATGTTAGGAACAGTTGGTGCCTTACCTGGCTTTCAAGGAGTTAGAGAAGCATCAGAAATGAGAAGAGGTGTTGTTTTATCTGACCGCATGGAACTTGCATTCAAAGGTATTGACAAAAGAACTTTTGAATATGAATTTAAAATGGTGCCAAAAAGTCAAGAGGAAGCAAATGAGATAAGAAATATTGTCTTTGCATTCAAATCAAATATGTTACCAGAATTTGCAGGTAGTAATAGAGGTGGTAGGTCACTAATAGTTCCAAATACTTTTGACATAGAATATATGTGGAATGGAGCAGAAAATCAATTTTTACATAGAATATCAACTTGTTTTTTAGAAAGCATGAATGTGACATATGGTGGAGATAGTTACAAAACTTATGCTGGAATAAATGGTGATGGTGCACCACCCATAGAAACAACTATGTCTTTGACATTTAAAGAAATAGAACTTATCACAAGAGAGCGTGTACACGAAGGATACTAATCATGTATTTTAATTCAATCCCTAAAATATACTACGACTCTGAAAATAAAAGACAACCAAAAGTAGTTACAAATCTTTTGCGTAGAGTTGGGATAAGAACTAAAGTTAAAACAAATACTGCTTTGTTTGATACTTATAGAGTTAAGGCTGGAGAAACACCAGAAATTATTGCACATAAATTGTATGGTGATTCAGAATTACACTGGATAGTGATGATGGTAAACAATATTACAGATCGTTATCACGATTGGCCAATGAACTCCTCACAATTTAATTCATTTTTACAAGAAAAATATGTAGACTCTGATGGAAACTCAACAGCATCAGATGTTCATCATTATGAAATAGACCAAGAATCTGGTAGTACCAAAACTAAAATTGAGGTTACAGATTTAACAAATTATCCTAATGCTTCTACTGTAACTAATTATGAATATGAACAGAGACGCCAAGACGAGTTAAGAGAGATACGTTTACTTGATCCAGAATATGTACAGGATTTTGTGACAGAATATAAAGCGTTAATGAATGAATCGAGTATATAATGAAAGAAGTACAGTATGCTGGTGAATTTAAACTAGAAAATTGTGAAATAATAGCCTCCTCTGGAGTTGTTGCAGAAATATCCTCTAACATAGTTGAAATTAACTTATTTGAAAGTATATTTTCATCCTCTTTAACTGGTAGTATAATTATAGCAGATACAAATAATTTAACCGATAATCTTCCAATTATTGGTCAAGAATATATTTCAATAAAAATTGTAACCCCAGGCCTAGATAAAAAAGAAGAGGTGATAGATTTTACAGAAAATGTTTTTTGTTTATATGAAGTTGGTGGTAAAGAACCAGCAGCAACTGGTGCAGAAATAGTTGAACTTAAATTTTGTTCCCCAGAACTTTTAAGAAATGAGCGTGTAAGAGTTTCTAAATCTTTTGAACAAACTGCAGATCAAATAGTAAAAGCTGTATTAGAAAATCCGAAATATTTAAATACAAAAAAAGATGTGTATTTAGAATCAACTTTAGGTATTAGAAAAATAGTATCTCCAAATTATCATCCATTTACACTTATACAAAATCTTACAAGAGAAGCCATGGCAGCTGCAGATGAGTCACCACACTTTTTATTTTATGAAAATATTTTTGGATTTCATTTTAGAAGTATACAGAGTTTATATTCTCAAGGTTCTAAGGGTGAATATCATGTAGGAGATAAAGGATTTGATGAAGAATATACTGCATCTGGAGATTCTGGAAAAATTGCTCAAGCTTATAAAAGAGCCATACAATTTACAATACCAAATAGAAATAATTCTATAGCAGACATTAAAGGTGGAATGTTAGGTTCAACTATTATAATGCATGACATCTATAATAAAAGATATCATAAAAGTATGTTTAAATATTTTACTGACCATGATAATTACATGAGGTTAGAAACTAGTAGTTCTCCAAAATACAATAATGTATTAATTGATGAGGAAAATACTATAGAAGATTTTACTGATGCAAGAATACATTTACATCCAACTAGTATTACAAATGATGATTTAGATGCACAATATATTACAGTTCCACCTACAGTTGAGGATTTGGTAGAACAAGGAGTAGATCGTGGTTTGGCTGTGGCTGCAGTTGAACAACAGCAACAACAAGTTGAAGAGGGTAATAAAGATTATATATCTAATCGAGCAGATAAATGGCTTTTGCATAGAAATCAAAGAATACACGAACTAAATACTGGTATGACAGTAAATATGTCTATACATGGAAATACAACTGTTACTGTGGGTCAAGTGATTGATATTAATGTTCCAATCAATGGAACAGACCACGAAGGAGTTGGACATTCCAAACATCAGTCTGGTCTTTATTTAATAAGTAAAGTCAGACACACATTTTCACAACCAACTAGAACTCATACGATTCATTTACAAGCTACAAAGGATTCATATCCAATTGAGTTAGAATCTCAAGCTTCTGGTAAAGAACCAAAAAATGGTTCAGCTAATTTTATTCCACTGTAAGAAAGGAGGGCTCTATAGTAATATAATTTATATCATGTCAACAATCTCATAAAAATAGGATGGTCAACAACATGGCAAAAATAAAAACTAAAGAAAAATTGAAAAAACTAAATTTCATAAACAAAGACAGGAGAATTGAACCAATGACGATAAATGATAAATACTTACTGAAAACTATAGAGAGTATCAAAAATGAAAACATTCAACGAATTACAAGAGGGAGTGTACGACCCCAATATACTTAAAGCATTCTTTTTGGCTGGTGGGCCTGGCAGTGGTAAATCATACGTTGTCAGCCGTACCACAGGCGGTCTTGGTTTAAAAATAGTTAACTCAGATAATGCATTTGAAAAGCTTCTGAAGGATGCTGGTCTTTCTTTAAAGATGCCTCCAGAAGAGGAAGAACCAAGAGATGTGGTACGTGCAAGAGCAAAAGCAATCACAAAGAAACAACAAAAAAACTATATAGAGGGTAGACTTGGACTTATCATTGATGGAACTGGAAAAGACTATGATAAGATTGCAAAACAAGCTACACAACTAAAACAACTAGGTTATGATGTACATATGATATTTGTAAATACTTCTTTGGATACAGCACTTGAAAGAAATGCTGCTAGACCTCGTAGTATTCCAGAACCAATTGTTGTTAAATCTTGGAAGTCTGTTCAATCAAACATTGGTAAGTTTAGTCAATACTTTAGACAAAATTTTGTTGTTGTGGATAATAATAATGCTGGTGAAGATGTGTTTAAAAAAGTATTTAAGCAGGTCATGTCACTGGCAAAAAGTAGAGTGCAGAATACTCTTGGTCAACAATGGATTGCAAATGAATTAGCAAAAAGGCGAAGATAGCCCTTGACATTACTACTATAACATGATACTGTTAGTAGTAACTTGAGAGAAAGGCTAATTATGAAGATTCTAAAAAATATTGAAGATATTAATTTTACCACACAAAACGTATATGGATCAGATATGAAAGTATCTGAAGATATCGTTATGGCATCTGCCGCTGGGTGGTATGTTGGTACAGTCTGTAAAGAGTTTGGTTTTATTCAACCTTTTGATAGACATACAGGATATTTTAAGACTTCTGATGAAGCACAAGCTATCCTTGATTCTGGTGAAATTCCTGTGTGTAGTGTATGTGATGGGATACTTTGATGAATGATGCATTAATGAAAAATTTTGAGGAGATGATTGTAAAAGATAAAGTTGCAGTCATACACTCTAGTTATAGTGATGGTGTTGAACCAACTACTGTTGCATATGTTCTTGTGGATAAGAATTTATCAGATAGAGAGAAATGTGAAAAAGCATTTATGTTGACTAACTCAATTGATGATGCTTGGTGGAACAACAAAGAAGTTACACCCATTTTTGATGGTAATGGTTGTAGATCAACAAGTAGTGGTGATTATGTTTTAGTAGGAAACACAAAGTATCTATGTGCCCCAGTTGGTTGGGAAAAAATCACCTAAATAGTTAAATGAAAATTCCAGTAAAGATAACAGATTCCGCAAAAGGATATTTGATGGATGCACTTACTTCTAGTAATAAAAAGTATGTGCATCTTTCTGTATCTGGTGGTGGTTGTTCTGGTTTTCAATATAATTGGGATTTCATAGATGAGGACAAAGATGGGAGAGTAATAGATAATATACTTGTACTTGATAATATGGCGGAAATGTTTGTTTTTGGTTGTACAGTAGATTATATAAAAGAGCTTGGGGGTTCGTACCTCAAAGTAATAAATCCAAACGCAAAAGCATCATGTGGATGTGGTGAAAGTTTTGCAGTTTAGGAGTAGGTATGTATGAATATAAATGTAAATTGATAAAAGTTGTTGATGGAGATACCATAGATGTAGACATTGATTTAGGATTTGGTGTCTGGATGCTTAACCAAAGAATTAGAATGTATGGGATTGATACACCTGAATCACGAACATCTGATAAAGAAGAAAAAAAGTATGGTATAGCTGCAAAAGAGTTTTTAATAAAATGGACAAACTCTGGTGATTTAACACTTAAAACATTTAAAGATGACAGAGGAAAGTTTGGTAGAATACTTGGTGAAATTTGGTACGCTGGTAAACATAATGTAAATCAACTATTAGTGGACAATCACCATGCAGTTAGTTATCATGGTCAATCAAAAGAATTAATTATGTATGAACACATAGAAAATAGAGATAAGGTTAAACTTTCTTAACACATTCTAACTTTAAAGGTTTACGTTCCATGTCGTGTGGGCCCATGTCTACGCTTTCAATACGTTTTGCATGATATAGACATTGTTCTTGTGTTTCATAAGATAAGTGATTAAACAATAAAAATGATGATGATACTATTAAAGTCCACATAACTTTATTTATTACCTTTTGAAAGAATCATTTAGTGAATCCACTACACTATTTATATTTGGCTCTTGTCCATTTGGGTCATACTTACATTGGTACTCAGCTGGACAATAACCCTCGACAACAAGAGTATAAGTATCGTTTGCACCTCTGTACAAACAGACTTGTTGTCCACTTTTAGTGACAACTACTTTATATCTACGACAAGTGATATATTTTGGGTCTTCTCTTATTCCTTTTCTTTTTTCTTGTTCAAGTGTCCAATCACTTGGTTTTTTTAAGAAACAAGTAAAACATTGAAGTATATTTTTGGGTTGTTTAGTTTCTGCAAAAACTGGTTGAACAAAGATAGTAAGGCATATGACTACCCATACATAAATGTTAATTTTTTGGGTTAAGTTTTTCATCTTCACGCAGTGCTTTGTCTTGGAGTTCAAATCTGCAGGCTTCTCTCATTGCCAATTGTTTTTTAAAAGGTTTAGATGCATCTGGATGGTTTCCACATGCTTTTATATACATTTTTATTGCTTGGTATCCAAAACCTTTAAATATCAATTTATCAGCTACAAATAGTGTTCCTTTACTACCTTTTAGTTCTAATATGACATTATCGTGTTTGTAAAACATTGGTATATCGCGTTCCACACTACTAAATGTACCCTCTATTATCTAAACCTAAGTATATCAAGAAGCCCACAAATCCAATACATACAATTGCAAGAAAAGCAACTGCAATCCACTCAAGAACTTTTCTTCTGTATTCCTCTTGGTCATATATTGCTTTTTGTCGCCTTTTACGAATATCAGCTTCAGTTTTTAAAAGCTCATCCCATGCCGACATACCTCTTGTCATAGTAATAATTTGTTTAAGCTGATCACGCATATCTTCTGCCTTTTTTTTAGCCATGAAAATATTCATTGCCTCCTCTTCAACAGACCCCGCAGCAAATAGTTTTTTAAAAAGGGGTGGTTTTTTATTATATTCTTCGGCCTTTTTTATGTCGCTTACTGCTCCCATCCAACGACCTAAATCACCAGCCATAGTTTCTACGTCACGGCCCATTTGGAAACCGCTTTTGATTGTATTGAATGCTGCCGTTGCCGTTGCGACAGCTGTAATTGGGTCAATCATTCATTAAATCCTCTCTGGAGATAAAACTTCTCCTATACTCACAAGTATTTATGAAAAAAAGGCCTTGACAAAGGTGGTAAAATGGTGTATTGTAGAAATTAAAAGTATAGGAGTGACGATATGTCTATGGATGCAAGAACACAACTCATGGTTATTATGATGGAAGAATGTGGAGAACTTATCCAAGCTTGTAGTAAAGCATTAAGAACAGAAGATTTTTATGATAATCAAAGTCTTATAAATGAGGTTGGTGATGTTTATACAATGATGGAAATCATGCACGAGTTTGATATAATCAGTTGGAAAGATATAGAGAAACGCGTTGAAGAAAAAAGACTAAAACTTTCTAAATGGTCTGATTTAGTTTCAGAAGAAGAATAAATAAACAATGAAAGAGTTTGATTATAATATAGATTATAAAAATACTTTATTTAAATCTAATGACAATCGTTACAGAATTGGTAGGGGTGAACAAGGAGTTTTATTAGTTCGTCCTTATACAGATGACATATGTAGATATTGGAGATTTAAAACACCGAATGAAGCAATAACTTCATCTATGAAAATACTACATATGTATAATACATATAAAATTCAAGAAGATTTTGTTGGTATGGATATGTGTCGTAAATTTTTGGAGATGGGTTTTACTAGGGCTCGTAGATATGCAAATCATAAAGATGGTAAGAAGTATGATGTAAATGGTAATGTGAAACCACAAGAACCAGATGCATTAACATCACCCAAAGCAAAATCTGCAAAAATATTTAAAGAGGTGAGAGACAGAGTTACATCTGACCCTACTTACCAAAAAATGAGAAAAGTATGGAGAGAAAATGAGTAAAGAGGTAAAACAGATAGATGTGTTAACTGAGTATATTCAACAAACACATGATCATAGATATACTACACCAGTTCTTGATAAGATAACCATAAAAAAGAGAGAAAATCTTTGGGAACTACTTTTTCAAGATGAGTCACAAGGTTTATTTGAAACAGAAGAAGATGCAGAAAGACACGCAGAAGTATTATTAAAAGAGTGTTAAATTATTGAAGGGAGAAGCATAATGAACGGATTAAATTTTTTATTTATAGGTGTTGCATTGTTAGTAATGATGTCAGTAACAGGTTGTAATACACCATACATTACCAAAAATGGTGAGAGACTACTTTCAAACTCAGTGGTCGGTTGTGCAGTAGGTCAAGCATTCTTTGATGATTGTGGTGCTGGAGCTGCAGTTGCTGCTGGTGCAACAATCATTGATGACCAAACTAAGTAAAATGTAAAACTTTTATGACATTTAATGTGTGTG